TGAGGTTCTCCCCGTGATTACCATCGGGGAGGGCAGGTGCTTGCGCACCCTCGGCGGCACGTCCGTCGCTTCGCTCCGTACGCACCGCCGCGGCTGCGCGGCGCCTGGCCATGACGATGCGACGGTGCCGCTCGGCGTGCTCGTCCGTCACATCCCGCGCGAACATCAGCGCGGACCACACCAGCGACGCGAACGCGCCGCCGAGCAGAAAATCGTTAGCCTGCATTGGCCACTCCATAGTCGTTTTCGGTACCGAGGCGATCCAAGTCCACCACGGTGACTTCCTCACCGTGCTCGGCGTACTCGACCGCCATCGACACCGCCTCTTCGTAGTCCCCGATCACGCCGCCACCGGCCTCACGAAGCGAGCGAACCCACTCCGGAGACCCATCGGCGAGCGACGGGCACAAGAAGCGCCCGGTTTCGAGGGACTGCACGAGGAAGCGCATTTAGACCGCCTGCGGGACCTTGGGAGCGGCTGGCGGCGCGTACTTGGCATCGACGGGCCGAATGGCCACCAGCGTGATGCGCGTGCCGTCTTCGCGGGTCGCCTCGACCTCGAACGTCGCCATGGCGCGGATCGGGCCGTTGTTCAGGATCGCACCCAGGTGCGCCCACTTGTCGAACTCTTTGTGATCGCCGAGCTTGAAGGGCCGCGTCACGTGGCCGAGCGCGCGGCCGGCGCCGTTTTCCTTCATATCCACTTCGCAGTGGAAGACGGTCGACGAGAACGCGCGGCCCTCGAAAGTGCCGGTGCTTTCCTTGATGCCGTGCACCAAGACTTCGGATTGCATTTGCATGCTGGTTTCCTATGCGGCCAAGGGTTGGAACCCGTCCACGCCGTGGCCAGCGGCAGCGGGTTGGAGAAAGCGATCGGCGACCGAGGCGAACCCACGCACTAGCTCAGCGTGGTTGAAGCGCTTGAGGCGGCCGGGAAGGTGCTCGCCGCCGCAGAGGTCCGCTAACGTGGTGCCATCGAGGTAGCGGAACGCAGCAGCGACCGTGGCAAAGGCCGTATCGCGCAGCCAGCGCACGTTGCGCGTGACCTCGGCCTCTACGGTCTGAATGGCGAGGCGCGGCGTGGTCTTAATGGGCTCGGGTTGCACAACGGCATCGGCGAGCGCGAGCATGCGGGCGTGCCAGTCGCTGGCGCCTGCGAAGAAGTCAGCGGGCCGGCGCAGGAGGTCGACGGGCAGGACGCGCAGCTTGTTCCCATAGCGAAGCTCAATGCGCGTCCAAGGGCTGGCGCTCTGCACGCCGAATAGCTGGTGGCCCTTTTCGTAGACGTTGGTCTGCTTGCCGCCCTGCTTCGAGCCGATGTAGAACGAGCGCTCGGCGCCGTTACACCAGTCGCCCACCATCGAGCACTTGGGCCGCTTGCCAGCAACGTCCATGACGCCGGCCATGTAATCGGCCTGAACGCCTTCCATGCCGCCAGGCATGCCGTCGAAAAAATCAAGCGCCAGATCAGCGCGGGTGATTTCGGCATCACGACCAGCGATGAGAAGCGCCATGCGCTCCATCCAGCCGCGAGCAGCGAAGGTGCACGCCGCGCCGTAGAGGTTGGTGTGCAGGGTTCGCGATTGCGCGTGCTGGCGCGGGCTGCTGCCGCTGGCCAGGAAGCCGACCCATCCGCACTCAACGCCATTACGCTCAATGCTCCAGCGGAAGCGATAGAAGTCGTGGCCCTTGCGGACCTCAGGCGTGACGCTGAACTCTTCGCCGAGGGCCTCGCATACCTCCTGCGCAAGCTGCAGCGCCTCGGCGCCGACCCAGTGCTCGCAGTCCTCAAGCTCGGCAAGCGCCTTGTGCACGCGATGTGCCTTGGCCTCATGGATGTTGAAGGGCTCCGGGCCGAACAGCAGATCGGCCGATGGCGCAGCGGTGAGGCGACGTTGGCACGTGAAGCGCAGCCAATCGACATGCACGGGCGTCAGCGAATGCGTGCGCTCGGCAAGCAGCCGGACCTTGATCTGCTCGCCGTCGAGCACGAGCGCGTTTGGCCTGGTCAACGCGCCATCCTCCGAACGATGCCCGGGCACCAGCCACGAGCCTTGGCAGCCTGGGCAGCGCGCACGGCGGAGTCGTAGTTGTCGAACATGACGATCCGCTCTTTCCAGTCGGACGCGCGGCGGCGCAGGCTTCGCTCCATCCACGAGACGACGAACACGGCAGGAGGGGTGCCCGCCCGCTGGCCAGGCGCCGGAGCGGCCAGGCTGTCAGCGCCGTTTGCCTCTTTCGAGGCGCCAGCGGGGGGGGCAATCGTGGTTGAAGGACCAAGGCTGTCGGCAGACAGCACAGTGAGACGGGAAAGAAAGCATGGCCGCTCCGGTAAGAATGACTACAACCTGTAGCTGCGCCGGATTACGCCCTCACCTACACCTTGTAGTCAATCACTCCTGCACAATGCCTTCGCCTTGTAGGCATGTTTACAACATGTAGGCACTACCACTATGCAAACCACCATGTCTCTGCTAGATGCCGCGCTGTCCCAGCAACCGGCCCCGTTTTGGACTGAAAAGCTGAAGCTGTCGCGTGGCGCACTTCACACCGCGAAGACGCGCGGGCACCTGTCGCCAGCCATTGCTGGCGCACTAGCCGAAGAGCTTGGCCAGGACCCCAAGGACTGGGTGTTTGTCGCCGCGATGGAGAGCGAGCGCGACAGCGCATGCAAGGCGCGAATGCTCAAGCGCCTGCGTGCAAAAGTGTTCAGTTTTGTAAGCGCAGCGGCGCGCGCTTTATCACCCAGGGATTCACGCCGAAGCGATCGGCCAGCGCGTCGACGGCATGCCCACGACTGAGCAATTTCGCCACCTGCTCGCATTGCTTCAACGTCAGGTGCGGGGGCCTGCCGACATACCGCCCCCGCTCCCTTGCCGCCGCCTGGCCAGCGAGGGTTCTCTCCCGAATGATTGACCGCTCAAACTCGGCAACAGCACCGAGCACGGAGTACATGAGCTTTCCGGCCGGCGTCGTGGTGTCGATCGGCTCCGTCAGGCTGCGGAACCTCGCGCCGGCCGCGTCTATGCGCTCGAGGATGGCCAACAGATCCTGCAGGCTGCGGCCGAGCCGATCGAGCTTGTAGACCGTGACGCGATCGCCCGGCCGTAGGCCAGCGATCAGCTTGCGCAACTCGGGACGCACGCCGACCCCTGACCACTTTTCGGTCACAACCCGTCGCACCCCTGCACGCCGAAACGCATCCTCCTGAAGCGCCGTGTCTTGCTGATTCGTTGACACACGCCCATAGCCGTATTCCACCCGCGGTCAGCTCCTCAACAGTCGACCGAGCAGCCAGGCGGCCAGCAGGAACGAGGCGGCCGCCAGGAGCCACACGAGCCAACCGCGTCGATTGCGCTGGCGCTGAATGTCGGCCTCCGACATCCGGAAGCGCGCACGCTCCCTGTAGCCGGTGCGCTTGCGCAACCGGTCAATCCAGTAGTCCCGCTGATCCATTGCCATCGAGGCGCCCCCGTCGATCGACGGCCCGCGCCTTCGGCGGCTTGTTTTGCAAGCGCGAGTGAGGCCGTGGTGCCGTTTGCCCTGTGCCGCGCAGGTAGGCATCCCGCCTGAACGACCCTTCCGATGCGCCTATTTGTATCAGATTGTGTGCGCCTCGCTGCTGCCCCGAAGCAATGCGCCTCATGGACTGGGCCCCGCAAGGCTCCACCATGGGGGACCACCGCCCCGGTTTGGCCTCGACACCGATAGCAATTCCCGTTGCGTTCTGCCCGCTCCGATAGCCCGCTCCACCGGCAGGACTGACCCTCTGGAAATCTTCGATTTCCGCCAGGTCACTCCCACCGGTTGCGCTACTTGTCGCCGCGACCGACGACAGAGCTCACCTGTTGCCGCAGCGGATCACGGAAGCCCGGCCCCTCGATCAGCACCACCTGCGGGCCGCTATGCGGGTTCTCAGGCGTTTTTCCGCCCACCCCCTGGCCACGGCCCTCCCGCGAGCCTTCGCGCGCGTACGGGTCGAATCTCGGGCTCTGCATCCACTGGGCGGCCTCTCGCTCATCAAGCCCCGCATCGGTGCCCTGCGACGTGTAGCACCGCGTGCGCCCCTTGAACACCATGCACCCGACGACCACCGGCATCGCTGACACCTTGCGGATCTCGTCGTAGGCCGGCGCAGACTCAGGCCGGCCCGACACTCGTGGGATCCAGTCGACACGATCGTCGATCACTTTCGGCCCCGCATGACCACCGGTAGCGGGCGACGATGCACCACCCGGAGCCATCACCAAGTTCTGCGCGGCCGGCGTGGCGGGTTTAGCCTCGGCAGGCGCAGCCTTGCCCCCAACAGTACGCACGACCATCACGCCACCAACCACGGCCGCACCAATGGCACCGATCGCGAGGTAAAGCGCGATCGGCGTATTTCGGATCGGCTTAGTGTGCTCACTGGCGGACGTATACAGCGAGAACGCAGCCTTTGGGAGCTTGTACTTTCGCTTGTTGGGGCAAGTCTTCCACGCCATGGACTCATTGCACTCCGGCCACTCGTACCACTGCCGTCCAAGCCACCCGGTATCGCGGATGTGCACGTGCCGCCCGACCAACCCGCGGACGTTGGCGTCGACAAGTCTGGGGTTCTGCGTCGTCACGAAAATATCAATGCCGCGATGCCGATGAGTCTCCAGCATTTGCACCGCCTCAGGCACCTTTGACCCAGGCCCACGAGGGCGCCAAACACGCTGCACCTCATCAATGACGAGCACGGCACCGTCGGGGACTTCCTCATGCCACTTCGTGGCGTCGACCGGCGTGTGCTCCAGCTTGAGCCCATTGAGCCCGTCCGAATAGATCGGGCGAGTTCCTGCGATACCTCGCAACAAATCAACCAGCGCAGCAGTCTTGCCAGCGCCAGGCATGCCAGTAAACAGCGTCAGCATTACTTCACCAACTCCAGCTTCTTGAACACCGACAAGGCCACGCGCGCAGTCAAAGCGCCGGCCAGAATGCTTGCGGCCGTATTCACGCCGGCCATCTGAACCAGCGCGAGCGCCTCACCAGCCATTTGCCCCCAGGCCGCCTTCGCCGCACCAAGCGCCGCATTGAGCGCGCCGGCCACAGCAGCGTAGCTCACCACCCCCACGCCAATGCTGGTGAGCGCCTTTTTGATGATTGGCCCGCTAAGGCTGACCAGCCACGATCCAAGTCCCGCCATATCAGTCCCCCGAGCGAATGCCGCCAACGAAGATGAAGGCCGCTGCAAGCCACGCCATCGCCAGAATCACCGGCCGCAGGCCGGACATGTAATGGCAAAACAAATCAAAGGGAATCGGAATGTCGCGCCCCTGCACGACCACGTGCCTCGGTGCCGGGCACGCCGCATCGTCCGGACCCCAGCCGCTATCGGGCGTGATCGGCCCGCCGCGCTCTTTCTGCTCCAGATCGGGCGCATCCGGAGTATCGAATTCAAGCTTTTGGCAAGCGATGATGTCCGGGTGCTTCTCGCACAGGTCCGGCTCTTTGTCCTCAGGCTTCTTCTGATCGTTGTTCGTCTGCGGCCCCGCGATGCCATCAGGCCCAACGGGATTCGGACTGTTCGTCTCAGTGGACTCCGGCTGCACATCAACGCGCCACGGATCGGTTTGCGTAGGCGCAGGTTTGATCGTCACCCACGGCTGCTTGTACCTCTGCGGATTCGTGTCCGGAATCGGCACTGGATTGCCAGACGGCTCCTTCCACGGCATCGGCTTCGACGGGTCAGCCGGGTCAGGATTGAGCGTCGGCAACTCGATAGGCACCTGTGTCGGCACCAGCTCCGGCCACACGGCAGGCGGCACCGGCTTAGGCGCCATCTCGTCCTCGATCTGCTGAGGCGTAACCGGCTGCGGCTGCGGCGTCGCAACGCACCCTTGATCCGTGTAGTACCACCCAGCAGGGCAGGGCGACGTACTGCGCGTCGGATTAAGAAACAAATCTGTATCAGTGAGCCACGGCGACCCGCCGCGCATGACGGTGTTCGAACACTTAGGGCTATCGCCGTTGGAAGGCCAGGACGAGCCAGTCAACGTCGCCACGGCAGGTGGCTCAAGGCCCGCGCCCCATTGGTTGTAGGCGGCCACAGCCGCAGCGCACACCTCGGCCCACGACCGCCTGTTAGACACGCCACCGCCGTGAATGAACGACGCGCCGTAGTAGAACCCATCTGACTGCGGCTGATCGTTGAAGCAGGTCCGCACCCACTGGCCACCCTGCTTTTCAAAGCAGTTCTCAGCGAGCCACGCAGCCCCGACAACGGCGGCTCCAACCACACCCCCACCGACGATGGCACGAGCAGCGATGCGCGCTGCACCGGCACCCACGCGGATCGCCACCGGTATTTTCGTCACGGTGTTGGTGAACTTCGACGACGCCTGCGCGTTAGCGATCGCGTTCGATGCGGCAGACGTGGCACTCACCCCGGCCGGGGGCGTCACGCTCGTGTAAAACGCGCTCGCCAGCCCAGCCCAGCCAAGCAGCAGCCCAGCGACTAGAGCATGCGCGCGACGATCCACGCAACCCCCAGCGGCAGGATGAACATAACAACGAAGCCAGGTGTCATTCGTGCACTCCTCGGCGCAGGAACATCACAGCGAGCGTAGCCAGCCACACTGAGGCCACGCCCCAACCGAGCACGGCACCATCCTGCCAATCCAGCAAGCCGCACGGCTGCGGCGACACGGGGGCCTGCACAACGATGGCAGTGCCCCCTTGAATGGGAGCGAGGCTGTACGTGATCGAGTCAGCGGCAACCGCAGACGCATTGACCACGTACGCGGCGCCACCGTGCGCGACCACCGTACCGACTTGCGCCGATGCGATTGCGGCTGCGGCGGCCTCAGCCTCGCCGTAGCAGATGGAGCCGACTTGGAAGGCCATTACTTGGCCGAGCGCAGGAACTTGATCGCAGCCACGGCGATGGCAGCCACGACGAAGGCGGTTGCGACGGTCACGCCATCGGCCTGCATGGTGCTGATGGCCGTGGTGATCGCAGCAGGCACTTCGGCGTGCGCGCCACCTGCTGCGGCCATGATCGCGCCGGCGACGGCCAGGCGGTTTTGACGAACGATGCGAGCGAACTTGTTCATAGGAACTCCTCAAGAAAGGTTGGTTGAATAGGCCCGGAATGGACCCGGAGGCCCTGCACGCAGGGCTACCGGCTTCACTCGTCAGCGCAAGAGCCGCAGCAGGTTCCGTGTGATGAACCAAGGGGGTGACGGATGGATGAGGTTCTCCCCGTGATTACCATCGGGGAGGGCAGGTGCTTGCGCACCCTCGGCGGCACGTCCGTCGCTTCGCTCCGTACGCACCGCCGCGGCTGCGC